GGGAAATTTGAAGTGGATACAATCAGTGGGAATGAATCAACCATAACCATTATGGCCCTGGCAACATCCGAGAAGTCGAGTTTGCGTGGGGAACATAAGAGTAAAGCTTGGGAAAAAGTAAAGTTAAAAAGTGTGTTTAGTGAAATTGCAAAGAGGAACGGCATGAAACTTGTATGGCAATCGTCAGAAAACCCTACAAAAGATCGAATTGAACAAGACAACGAAACTGATTTAGCTTTTATTTATCGTCTATGTAAAGATGAAGGGCTTTGCTTAAAAATCGCTAATAACAGCATTGTGGTCCTAAATGAAGAAGATTATGAAAAACAAGAAGCTAAGTATTACATCAGACGTAAAAGCAAAGAAACGGATGTAATAAAAGTAATCGAA